AATGCTGGTGCGGCTGCGGGAATCGAATAACGCATCGCGGCATGGCTAATGGAGTTGCGTTGACGAGCGCGTGCGAGCTCGGGATTGCGCGATGGGTGAAGACTGGATCGGTGAGGGCGAAATGAGCGACAAACAGGTTTTCAGGCTAGTGCATGCCACCGCTCGCCAGATGGCATCGCGCGCCTGTATTCAGGCACCGGATGGCTATGTCGTGGAGATCAAGCCCCGCACGCGATCGCTCGATCAAAACGCCAAGATGTGGGCAATGCTCGCCGATCTCTCGCGCCAAGTCGAATGGTACGGCCATCGCTTGACGTCCGAGGAGTGGAAAGACGTGCTGACGGCGGCGCAAAAGAAGCAGAAAGCCGTGCCAGGTATCGACGGCGGCTTCGTTGTCATCGGCGCTCGCACGCGAAACATGACGATCCGCGAGATGAGTGATCTAGTCGAGTTGATGTATGCCTTCGGCGGCGAGCGCGATGTGAAGTGGAGCGAGCCATCCGCTCAGGGATACGACGAAATCCGAGGTTCAGCATGACTTTCCCCCTTCACATCTCCTTCGCCGGCCCCACCCGCACGATCATCGACGCCAAGGGTAAGCGCTGGACTTTCGAAATGCATCACTACTGCGGACCGATCCCTCTCAACAAGCACGGCGACCCCATGAAGCGGGAGCCCGGCGAGAAGTCACCGTTCTGGCATGCCGTAACGCGCTGGGCTCAAGGCGGCCGTCGTCTAAACGAACCCGGCGAGTGCATTTGGGAAGAGGAAAAGCAGCCGATCCTTGAGCACATCGCCGGGAAACACTATCGGGTGGTGGGGTGAGAATGAATGCAATCCAGAGAAAGCGAGCGCAATTGGAGCGTCGCCTAACAACTGTGCAGAACGACTTGGCCGTTTTACGCAGCAACTGTCCGCATGCCGACGTACGCCGCACAGCAAAAAGCAATACGGGTAATTGGTGTGCGGCGGATGACAGCTATTGGGACGATTGCGAGTGCCTTGATTGCGGCAAGCACTGGACGGATTGGAAGTGATTCGCGCCTCCATAAAACCCCGCAAATGTCGCCAGTGCCGCGCCGTTTTCGTCCCGGCTCGCTCAATGCAGTCGGTCTGCTCGCCTGCTTGCGGATTGGCGCTGGCAGCCAAACAACGAGCACAGAAGGAAGCGCGGTCCCAGCGCGACGAGCGAAAGTCGCTGGCCGAGCGCAGAGCCAAGCTCAAGACGCGCCGCGAATGGATCGCGGAGGCGCAGGCTGTGGTGAACAAGGTGGCGCGTCTACGTGACATTCTCGCCGGCCACGGTTGCATCTCGTGCGGGGCGCGCCCTAACGCAAGGTTCGGCGGCGCAATGGATGCCGGTCACTTTCGCTCGGTTGGTAGCGCACCGCACATGCGCTTCTATCTGCCGAATATCCATCTCCAATGCAAACGGTGCAATCGTGACCTCGGATCAAACACGGTCGAATACAGGAAGGGGCTGGTTGAGCGAATCACGATCAAGCGCGTAGAGGAAATCGAATCGATGCAGTGGACCCCAAAATGGTCGATCGAGTACCTACAGCGGCTCAAGAAGGTGATGAGCAAGAAGGCTCGCCGGCTGGAGAAGCGAATCGCCGAACGAAACGAAGTCATTCAACTCGAAACGGAGAACGTGTAAATGATCATCCTTTTGCTTGCACTGAACTTTGGTATTAGCTGGTTCAACTGCTGGTCGGTCGGCGGCATCTGGGCGGAATCGAAGGCGCTGGGCGGCTCGATTCGGTTGCTCGCTTGGTGTGGCGCGATTCAGGCGGCGATCGGCTTCAGTAGCGTCATCTTGTTCGTGCTGGGCGCTATCGCGTTCCAGATGCATTACCTACCGCCGCGCGCCGCAACTGCCGCCGCTTCGCTTTGGTATCTGCTCGTCATCATTCCTGCTCTCGGAACTGGCCTGATCATCACGATCCAGTCATGGATCGTTGCTTTCCGCGAACGAAGCTTGATGAACATGGGTACCGCAGCGTGGAACACGTTTGCGCAGATTCACAATATGGCCGGCGCAATCGATGGGATTGGCGATGCGTTCAGCAATGTCGTCGACTTCATGTTTCCGAAGAACAGCAAGGATTCGAATGCCGCGATGGTGATGCTAGTGATTGGTCTGGTGGTTCTAGCTCTCGCTGGCGGCATTCTGCTTACAGCGGCACTCATCAAGCATTATGCCGGGCGTCTTCCAATGCCGTCGCGCCGCAGGGTGTCAGCATGATCGCCCTAGCCTTTTTCGCTGGCATCTTTCTGACCGCGACCGTTGCAATCATGATCGTGCGGGGAGCAAGCGCACCTCAAATTCCTATCGCCAAAGGGCAGATGCTTGATGAGCGCGCCGGCTTTCGCATCGCAAGCGCTGAAGAAATTAAGCGGCGCATGAGCGACGACCGCATGCGGACCCTATCTGTTCCAACGCCCGACGCAACCTTTTGGGATATAGCGCGCGACGATGAAAGCAAGCAGCCGGAACCGGGGCGCGTCGAGTACAGATTTTTAGGAATCACCGGCCTGGAAGATGAGTAATTAGTAGTCCCAACTTATATAATTTACGGAAATTCACGCGAGGTTTGCATGAGCACAGCGAACGAAAGTGGGATGGAGTCGCAGAATGAAAACCAAGCGTTGCACCTTTGGTGCGTGGACTGGGGGCAATGGCATCGTTCGCGCCGCCTATTCGCGCCGCCCATTCCCAAGAACATCCTCGTGCGTATGGCGGGGCATATCGGCGGCGGCGAAGCGCCAGATAGCATCTTGTCGGCAGATTTGAGCTATTTCAATCTTTCCTTGCTCGCTCAACCCGAGAGCACCGGTAAGCTCGCGATGTATTATTTCTACGTCCACCAATTGAGACCGATCAAGCTAGTGGCCGCAGAAATGGATATATCGACGCAGGGCTTCTACAAGGCGCTCCGGAAAGTGCGGGCAGACACCTACGCTTACTACCATCGCATGGTGTACGGTTTGCCCGACGAGAGGTTCGAACAACTATGCAAGAGAATGGAAACCAGAATGGTTGATGAAACAGCGGTTTCCACTTAGGGCCGAAAAAGGTACCATTTCTGCAAATGTGAATTGTTGCCCCTACGAAGCCCTGCCCTAGCCCGGCGGGGCTTTTTCGTTTAAAGCCGCCATGAAATTCCCCGAACCTCTCGAATCTCGCATGTACGGCGATCCGATGGAGGTATGCGCTGCTCGGCAAGCGGAAGCGGCCAATCGGGCGAGGAAAGAGGCGATGCAGGCCCCGGCGAAACGTCCTGCGCCGATCGTCAAAGCGCGTCGAGACGGGGAATGGAGCGAGGCTCGTAAGCAGGCGGAAGCGCTATTCGAGGAAATGCCATGAATTCGCCGGTCTGCGAGGTAAAGATCGCGGTCGCGTTCGATAGCGAAGGCTTTCAGGCGGCTCTAGCGCGGTATCTGGGGAGCGTTGGAGGCGAGGGCTACTCCCAAGAATGGCACGACAAGGTAACGGATCGCGCTGTCGAATTGGCGATGGAGTTCACGAAATTCGCAGTCGAGGCGCCATGAACGATCTATCCGATCGTGAGCAGGCCATACTCGCGGAATGGACGCGATCGGCGTTCGATTGTGCGGTCGCGGAGGGCTGGATTGTACCGCCTTGGCGACCAAGTGAGGAAATGTACCCTCGCATGCACGAATACTGTCGTGCTGGTCTGACGCCCTCAGAGGGCGCACAAGCTCTATTTGGAACGTGGCACTGAACATACCGGGAGCAGAGACCGGGCAAAGAGGAAGCGTCGAGGCTTGAGCGACGCGCAGTACATCGCTGCGGTGCCGGTGAAAGTCCGGTGATTGATGGACTGGTGCTCGCGTAGCGCTGCGCGGCCGATCGCCTCACGAAACGAGGCACCCCAAACCCCAACATTTAGCATAAGTCGCTCGCCGGGAGGCGCCGCGGCTGAGTGTTGTGGTTTGGGTGGTAGCGCAGGGCGCAGGACGGATTCCAAATCCGCTCCGGGTGTGATTCGATTCCGCCGCTGCCCGCCAAGTGTGAGACCCCGCTAGCTTTGCGTCATGACGCACTGGAGAGGAAGAAGTGGCTGGGCCGCTCGACTCACTGGGGCGGACACGACGCCGAAGGAATAATCGGCCGTCTGGCTGGCGTAACCAGCCCTTTTATACATGGCGTAGCTCAGAGGCTGAGAGAGCGTGGGGCTAAAACCCCAGTGGGATGGAGATAGCAGCACCATCCGCCATGCATGAGGGTGAATGCGCAGGCTGATGCGCGAACTGCTGGTGCGAGGTGCAGCAAGGCGTGGTGGGTTTGCTTAACGGCTGATTGACGGTTCGATTCCGTACCCTACGACCACCAAAGCAGAAAACCGTGATGTCGGAGATCAGCACCGGCCACTCTCAGCAATACGCGGACTTAGCTCAGATGGCAGAGCGAGTGCCTTCCAAGCACAAGGTCGCCGGTTCGATGCCGGCAGTCCGCTCCAGTGTCTCCTCCGGCGTTTATGCGCAGGATTCGCCCAGATCATCGGGCGCTTTGTTTTCCGGATGGGTAGTCTCGTAATTGGTATCGAGGGCGGACTGTAAATCCGTTGCCGCGGCCTTGTCGGTTCGAATCCGAAACCATCCACCAGTTTCCCGCCGCAGCGAGTTCTTCGCCGTGTCTCCCGCCTGGCCTGCAACGGGCCTGGCTGCCGCCATGGTGGGCGGCACCAATTCTTTATGAGGCTGGCCACATAAATCCTTGCCCGTTTCGGGGTCGTATGGTCTCGGACGTAAGTGCCCGGTGTGGACGGCCTCACCTTTTAGGGCGCTGGCCCATGAAACGATATGGGACGACCCTCGAAACTGACCGAGGCGCAATGGGATGAGATCCGGCGCCGGTTACTAAATGGCGAGAAGGCGGCCGACCTAGCACGCGAATACGGAGTCTCAAAAACCCGTATCAGCGAGAACGTTTCGAAACGCGCCAGTGCGGTAAAAGACGTTGCAAAACAAATAGTTGCGGCGGAAGTTTCGTTTCGGAAGCTTTCTGTTTCGGAACAATTCGATACTGTTTCGATACTCCGCAACCTCACCAATACGCTCGGCCATTTGAGTTCGGCCGCCGCCTACAACGCGGCCACTTCTCATCGTCTCGCTGGTATAGCGAACATGAAAGTCGCGGAGATTGACGACGCGGCTCCGCTAACCGAGGCGAGCCGCGAGGCGCTAAAGGACATCGCCGTCCTCACCCGCATGTCGAATGAGGCAAGCGAGATCGGATTGAATCTCGTCAGGGCGAACAAAGAGGTTTTCGCCAACCCCGAGGAACCGCCGCCGCTTGTAGACCCGAATCCCGACGTATGAAGCAATCCGTCAAGCTTCAGGAGCTTCATGCCAAGCAGGTTGAAATCGGGCAAGCGTTCAACGAGCATCCGCGGGTCATCATTCGATGCGGGCGCCGCTTCGGGAAGACGACATTGCTCGAGCGGTGCGTCTCGAAATGGGCATATCAGGGTTTGCGGGTAGGATGGTTCGGACCGACCTATAAGCTCAACCTGCCGACCTATAAGCGCATTTTGCGCACGGTTCAGCCGGTCGTCGTCTCTAAGTCCAAGATCGATCAGGTCATCGAGACGCGCAAAGACGGCTGCATCGAGTTTTGGACGCTGCAGGATGAGGACGCGGGGCGTTCTCGTTTCTACGATCGCGTCGTCATAGACGAAGGATCCCTGGTTAAGAAGGGCCTGCGGGAGACCTGGGAACAGGCAATCGCACCTACTCTGCTCGACCGTCAGGGAAAGGCGATCATCGCGGGCACGCCCAAGGGAATAGACGAAGAAAATTTCTTCTACCAGGCTTGCACCGACAAGAAACTAGGCTGGGTTGAATTTCACGCCCCGACTGCAGCGAATCCGAAGCTAGACCCGGAAGCTGTCGCTAAGCTGATTCACGACTATCCGCCGCTCGTTTATCAGCAGGAATATCTAGCGGATTTCGTTGACTGGCGCGGTTCGGCGTTCTTTTCTGAGCTGTCGATGCTGGTCGATGGCCAGCCAGTCGAATACCCGGCGCGCTGCGATCAGGTGTTCGCCACTGTCGACTCGGCACTCAAGGATGGACTGGAGCACGATGGCACGGCCGTGATGTACTGGGCACGCAATAAGATCGCCGGCCACCCGCTAATCCTATTGGATTGGGATTTGATTCAAATCGAAGGCGCGCTGCTGGAGCAATGGCTTCCAACCGTCAATCAACGGCTCGAGCAACTTTCGGCTGAAGTGGGTGCGAGACAAGGCAACGTCGGCATCTGGATTGAGGACAAAGCGAGCGGCATTGTGTTGCTCCAACAAGCGGCGCAGCGCGGATTGCCGACCTACCCAATCGACGGGAAGCTAGTTGATCTTGGAAAGGAAGGGCGCGCCCTATCCGTCTCTGGCTACGTCCATCGCGGCGACGTGAAGTTCAGTCGTTTCGCTCACGACAAGACAGTCAATTTCAAGGGCCAAACGCGCAATCACGCGCTGTCGCAGGTTTGTGGCTTCCGCATCGGAACTAAAACGCCGCACACATACGATTTGCTCGACACCTTCACTTACGGCGTGGCTATAGCGCTAGGCGACAGCGACGGTTGGTGACGAAATCTATCCTCAAATGTAAACGTGACGAACTACCCCGCCTCCCGCCCGCATAGGTTCGGCATCGTTTATCTGGTTTCGTCGCCCGAAGTTGGTCGTGTATATATCGGGCAGACATGGAAGTTTCATGTTTCTCAGCGGTGGCGCGAGCACCTTGGATCTGCGCGTCGCGGCTCTATGAGTTCCAAGCTTTACGCTGCAATACGAGAGCATGGTGAGTCGGCTTTCAAGTGCGAGGGAATCGCGTGTGCCTGGCGAAAAGGCGATCTGAACGAACTTGAGCAAATTCTCATCGCTCAATACGACGCCGAGAGAAATGGATACAACAGCGATGGACCAGATTCGAGAGAAAAGCGTCGAAAGTTTGCCGCAGCAGTGAAAAGATTGGGCGCAGACTTCGCTATCGAGATTTTGGATAAAGCCGCCGAACAAATGAAACCAGCACAATGAGCGATCTCAATTCTGACGGCGGCGCAGCAACAATCGGCACCGGCGCCAGCATTCCGTCGTCGCTCATGCAGATCCTCATGGCCGACGATATCGTGCCGGGGGCAATGCCTTCGTACGAACTGGCAAAGACGCTGTATGTCGCTCATCCGCTCGGCGCGAAGATGGCCGAGGCTCCGATCGAGGAGGCCCAAAGCCAGGAACGCGTGATCACTATTCCGGATAGCCCGGAAGACGATCTCGTCGAGGCGTTTAATCGAGAGTGGATGGCGATCGGTATGACGGGTGCCGACGAGATTATCAAGGGGCATCAAACGCTCAAGCGCGTCTACGGAATCGCCTCGTTGGGCGTGGGTGGGCGCATGCCCAACGGCGACGAGTTCCCGACGAATGAGCCGCTTCCCTACGACCGCCTCCACGAGATGGAGTTGTACTTCAATACGTGGGACCCGCTGAATACGGCAGGTTCCCTCGTGATGAACCAGGACCCGAACGCGCCAGATTTTCAGAAGCCACAATACATTCGTGTGGCGGGCAAGGATTACCACTCATCCCGTGCTGTGATCGCGCTCAACGAGTCGCCGATCTACATCGAATGGACGAATAGCGCATTCGGCTTTGTCGGCCGGTCGGTCTACCAGCGGGCACTCTTCCCGCTGAAGACCTACGTTCAGACGATGATTACCGATCAGGCGGTGGCCGAGAAGGCTGCTCTGTTGGTCGCCAAGATGAAGGCACCCGGCTCGGTCATCGATCAGCGCGCGCGCACATGGTTCGGGTTCAAGCGCCAAGCGATCAAGGGCGCTAAGACCGGTAACGTCATCTCAATGGGGATTGACGAATCGATCGAATCCGTCGACCTAAAGAACCTTCGCGATGCTGCCGAGTTCTCTCGGAACAACTGCATTAAGAACATCGCGACCGCGGCGAAGTTTCCGGCGGCAATGCTCTATCAGGAAACGCTGACGGAAGGATTTGGCGAGGGCACTGAAGACGCGAAGATTATTGCCCGCTTCATCGGCCGCATGCGCGTGGAAATGCAGCCGGACTACCGGTTCATGGATGAGATCGTAATGCGGAGGGCCTGGAGCCCAGGGTTCTACAAGATCATCCAGCGCAAGTACGCCGAGTATCTGAAGGTCCCCTACGAGACGGCCTTCTATGAATGGAAGAACGCCTTTACGGCGACATGGCCGAACCTGCTAGTCGAACCCGATAGCGAGCTCGTGAAGGTCGACGACACGGTGATGAAGTCGGCTATCGCCTTGTATGAGGTCGCCTCGCCGCAACTTGACCCGGTCAACAAGGCAAAAGCGACGATCTGGCTGGCTGAAATCGCGAACGAACGGAAGAAGCTTTTCTCGAAACCGCTCGAGTTGGACGAGGATGCACTCGCCTCTTACGTTCCTCCTAGTCCGCCCGAAGAACCCAAGCCCGTCGTCGAAAGCAGCCACGAATGAACGCACGCACCCAGACTTTTCAGGAGGTTCTGACGGCTGCGGTGCGCGACCTGACTGAGCACGGTTACGACGATCCCGCGCGGCTGGATGATTGGTTGCGCAAGTTGCGATTCGCTGCGATGGCCGATTTGCCGACGCCCGAGGAAATCAAGAGTCGGATGCAACTGGCGATGCAGGCCGTCTTTGACCGGACGTTCTCGAAATCGTCGATGCTGAAGTATCACCCTGGCGTGCCGCGGTTCACGATCGAGCGATTGAAGCCATTCGCCCGGGCAGAATTGGATCGCAAGATTCTTGCCGCCGCTAATTTGATCAAACTCAACCGCGAACAAGCGGTCGAGAAGATGCTCCAGCGTGCGGCGGGATGGGCAACGTCTATTCCTGAAGGTGGTTCGCGTGTCGTTGAGAAGATAGACGTCAAAGAGCACATCGCCAAGCCGATCCAGCAAGTGAAGTATGAGGCGCGGCGTTGCCAGATAGACCAGGGCGCAAAGCTCGTTTCCGCAATCAATGGCGTAGTGGCTCAGCAGACCGGCGCGATCGCCGCGACTTGGCGCAGCCACTACCGCCGGCCCGGTTACGACTACCGGCCCGACCATAAAGAGCGAGATGGGCTGATCTATCTCGTGCGCGACTCGTGGGCTCACCAGCAGGGCTTGGTCAAGCGCGGTGCGGCGGGATACACGGACGAGATCACGCAACCGGCCGAGGAAGTCTTTTGCCAATGCTGGTTCGTGTGGCTCAACGCCCTGCGAGAACTGCCGGAATCGATGCTCACCCAGAAGGGCAAGTATCTGCTCGAAGAGACTCGATTGAAACGCAAGGCAACCGCCTAACAACGCCATCATTCATTCAAGCCACCCTCCGCGGTGGCTTTTTCTTTTGGTAAGCCGCATGCCCCTCGAACACGGTTCATCGCGTGAGGCGATCAGCGCCAATATTGCGACCGAAATCCGCGCGGGCAAGGATCCGAAGCAGGCAGAAGCCATCGCATACAGCGAGGCCGGCAAGAGCCGCTCAGACGCCGAGAAAGCGACCACAAACTGCGCAGGCATCCTCTTTCGCGCGCCCGGGCCGCTCTATCTGCTCGTCAAACGCAGCGATACCGGCGAGTGGGAACAGCCGGGCGGTCATGCTGAAGGCGACGAAACTCCCGAAGACGCAGCCATACGGGAGTGCATCGAGGAGATCGGCGGCTGCCCGGATGGCGCCCGCTGGCCGGCGCGACGCAATCCCATTGCTGGCGGCGAAGGCGAATACACCTGCTTTCTACAGGACATCCCGAAGCCTTTCGAACCGAAGCTCAACGACGAGCATACCGAGTGGCAATGGGCCGCGCCCGATGCCCTGCCCGAGAACATGCTCGCGCCCGTCGCGCAGACGATTGCGTTGGTTACAGGCAACGAGCTCGACATCGCCAAGCGCATTGCCGCACGCGAGCTTTTGTCGCCGCAGATGTACGAAGGCATTTGGCTCTTCGATCTACGGATTACCGGCGTTGGTACGAGCTATCGCACGGCTCTCGACGAGTACTCATACCGCACGCCCGACGAATTCCTGACCGAGGAGTTCCGCGAGCGCTGCTACGGCCTGCCTGTCATTTTCGAACACCCAAAGAAAGGGCGACTGGACACGGATGAATTCCGCGACCGTTCGATCGGCTCTGTTTTTGTGCCCTACCTCACTGCCGACGAGGTTCGGGGCGTTGTGAAGATTCTCGATGCGGACGCCGCTCAACTGATGTTGACGACGCACGC